TTCGTGCCATAGTTATTGTTGTGTTACTACAAAATCTAAGTTAATAGCCCATATACTAATGCCCTCTGGGCGTTGAGCCACTTTTTCATCTTCTTTGCTGAAAGCTGTTGCAGGCTGTAGGTTTTTAGCCGTATAATAGGCTAATATATCTTTATTAGTGAACGCTTCTGCGGGTAGTATTAAGGTGGTACCCGCTACTACATCATTGGTGATGTTAAGGGCATTGGCTCCGGCCAATTCAAACACGCTCTCAATAGTACCTGTATATTGTAGAGCAAGGTCAAGAAGAGATTGATTATGTAGGGCGGTGATTATCATTTTGCTTTTCCGTTCAATTGCTTGTACTTCTTTAATTCGGTGAGAAGTTCCTCCACAGAGGCTTCTAAGTCCTTAATGCGTTGGTTGGCGTGTTTGAGTTCCTCAATAGCATTGGCGTACTTGGCACCTAAGTCTTCTATCATCTCTCGGTATATCTTCACAGCCTTGTCTACATTGTCAAGTTCGGAGGTTTGTAATTCCATTTGTTGCTTAGGGCGACCAAAGAACCAACCTGCTAAGCCCGATAATACCATACCGATAAACGAACCAAAATGCTCTTTAAGTACTTCTGTTATCCATTCCATATATGAATGTGTTTTTTAATTAATTGTTCCTTTCCCTTCACTTGTAGTAGCTCCTGTATAAGTCCCCGCCTGTAAGGTGATTCCTGGTTGCACTGTTACCTCACCACTCTTGACAAAGGCGTCAATAAGGGAGGCTAAGCGCTCGGCGTACTCTTCTATACTGTCATTGGTTTTGGTAAGCATATCCCGTTGAAGGTCAATAATGCCTTGTTTTAAGGCTTGTTTGTTTAGTGCCATAGATTAATTATATTGTCCATCAATTAGTAATTTGCCGCCCTCTTGTAGGGCTACATCATTAATCTGCATACCATCATACTCCAACTGTTTCTTTATTTCGATGAGTACTTCGGTATAGAGGTCATCTGCGAGCATTTGGGCGATGCCTACCCCTACTTCTGGATGTTCTTTCCATTCTCCCTTTTCAGTAGTGAGTATAGCCTTTTGTTGTTGGTTATCAGAGTACCCCACCTCAAAATCACCTGCCAATAGGCGTAGGTCATTGTTGTTGTCTATCAGTATATCTTTCATTAGCTTGTCTGCAACTGGTTTATACTATTAATTGCTCTGAGGAGTTCCTCTTTCACCATTGCCCCAAAGTTCTCTACTCCTTCACGTACAGAGGAAACATATACCTTAGTATCAGTGCCTACATTGCCTATCTGTATATTGATATGCGTTTGTCGGGTGCCCCCTGATACGATATTATCTTTGGTTTTAGCCCCTTCTCCTGTGGCAGCATTAGCTTCTCCCGTAATAGGGCTCATACCTGGTGTGGGAGTACTTTCAGTTTTCATACCCAGCTTGCCCATTAGCCCATCTTTTACCTCCTTAAAGCTCTTGAACTCTAAAGAGTCCCAGGCCTTACCAAAGGCTTCTTTGGCTTTAGCTCCCGCTTCGTTTGCCTTCTTATAGCCCTCTGTTACCGATTTGGCACGTTCCTGCAAGTCATTTTGTATCTTGGCAATCATTGCTTGATTCTCGGTACTATCACCTAAACCAACCGCTTCTTTGAACTTATACCAAGCGAGCTTACAAGCATCTACCCCCGCCATAAAAGCATTGACTGCTGTGTTCCAATGAGCCTGATAAGTAAGGATAAAAGCCTCCCAACTGTATTTCATACCTTGCACGGTATATTCCCACGCCTTACCCCAACCACTTACCCCTACAATGCAATAGGCAATCATAGCTATAAGAGTAATAATACCCGCTATTACCCACGTGATAGGATTAGCTAAAAAGGCGAGGTTTGTCTTAATCACTGCCCAGGTAAGTCTATTTTGCCAAGCGGTAGCAATAGCTGTATAGGTATTGTGTAGTATCAATGCAGTGGAGAATATACCTATAGCTCCTGCGATACCCCATATAACAGGATTCCCCTCTTGAAACTTCTGAATGAGCCAGCCTATACCTCCCCCTATACTCTCAAAGACAGCGGACATAAAGTCTACCAAGGGGCCAAGCATAGGGCTAATGGCTTCATATACTTTTAGGGCAAGCTCGGTGATAGAATCCATCATCTTGTTGAACTTACCGCTAAGGGTTTGTCCCGCCTTTTCGGCACCTTGGTAGAATAGCCCTTGTTTATCGGTTGCCCATTCAAAGGCTTGTGCGAGTTCCTGAGCCGAAATACCCCCTTTACTCATTCGTTCTTTGAGCGCAGCCATACTCTCGCCCGTACGCTCACTTATCACTTGCAAGGGGTTGAAGCCCGCGTTTATCATCTGCATTAAGTCCTGTCCTTGTAGCTTGCCTGCCGAGGTGGCTTGTGCAAAAGCAAGTGATAGACTTTGCATTTTCTGCGCGTCACCCATAGCAATATCACCTATGTTCTTGAGCTTGCCAAAAGCAAACTCAGAGGAAAGCCCGAAAGACATCATTGTCTTCTGTGCTTCAATAAGCCCTGCCTTATCGTAGGGTGTTTTTACTCCATAATCAGATAGCTGAGCATATAAGGCTTTAGCTTTTTCTACATCGCCACGAAGCAAAGTAGTAATATTGGCTTGTTGCAAGTCAGCTTCCATACCCTTCTTGATACTTCCTCCTATCATAGCCCCTGCCAATATAAGAGGATTAGTAGCTATTCCTGGTAGGCTGTTTAGGGCTTCGGAAAACCACGTCTTTATTTTACTCCCATTGAGGGTTTGTAGCTTGGTAATACTACGCTCCAACTTTTTGATTTCGCTGTTGTACTTGCGAATAGCGGACAAGTTTTCTATGGGCAATAAGTCTCTTTCGGCTTTGAGTAAGGCTATTTTTTGCTGTAAAGTTTGTACAGAAGTCCCCATTTGTGCAAAGGCTTTGGTAACTTTTGCTTGTGTCAATTGTAGTTCACCAAATTTATCCAACATAGCATCGTTAGTTACGCCAATTTTTTGTAACTTTGCACTGACTAAATCTTTAAGTGTTAATGTATATTCTAAAATATTTGCCACGATGAGAGTCTTATTATTTTTCTTTAACCTCCTTGCCTCTATAGGCTTATTGCTACTGGTTAGTGCAGGTTTTTTCTATGGAGTAGCCCTCCTATGTGTACCCTTTTATGCTACCTATAGGGCTTTTACTGAGAAGGAGCCCACTACTAAAAGAAGATACACCACTACAGCTATTGCCAGTGCCACCACCTTCTTTTTGATAGGGATACTTTCTCTTATGATTTCAAAGGGTATCCAAAAACAGCGTGAAGAGGAACAACAAACTACCTATACTACTTGTATTGTTCCTTCTCCTTTTGCCTAAGCCATTCAAGCTCTTTTACTCTCATAGCCCACTGGGTATCGGAGAGGTCGTCGGGATTGGCAATGTGCATATAGTAACGCAAGGAGGCGTTAGTGATACGAAGCCAATCCCGTCCCTCGTCTATTTCCGCATCACTTAGAGCTTTTCCAAGGTAGCCTCTTTGATCTGTATAAGGTCGGGTAGTTTGCTACTTACGGCGAGGAACAACTCATCGTTTGTTTTTATCTCTTCATCGCCACCCAACCAACAGTTCTCAAGTATAACCTCATTAAACCTTAGCGGATCCTTGGTAGCCAAGGTCGAGGCATAGCTAAGGGTTTTACGGTCGGGGGTACGCAAGTATACCTTTTTGTCTGCTACACTAATTACAAAGATGTCTTTGTACTGATTTTTCCATTCTTGGATTTGTTCTTTAGTTACCATTTAAATAGTTTTTAAAAATTGTTTAATTGTTTGTGAGTGTTACCCGTTATGATTGACGATCTACATCAATGAAGATAATAGGTAACTCTACAATCATATTTTTATCGCCCTGCTTCATTCCTTTTTTCACCTCGGTAAACTCCACATGCCTTAGAATGTCAGTTACTATCTGCCCACCATCTAAAGGAACGTAAGAAACAACAAGGTCGAAGCTAAGCCCTAATATATCATTACTGGGGGCATCACGGGTCATTGCCTCAAGCTCGCTCTGCCAAAGGCTTATTTTTCCCTCATAACTGCGGTTGCCTGACACAATTCCATGTGGTTTACAACCTCGACCATAAAGCAAGTCTTTCTCGCGTTTTTCTGTATATTCTACCTCTGTAACACCTATAAGAATACGCCCACCAAAGGCGATAGAGATATCACACCACGCATATTGTTTGCTATCAAATGTTACCATTTTCTAATGATTAATTATTAATTATCAATTATTAATTACTTTACGGAGTAATTGTTGTAGTAAAACCGATGTTTACCTCTATAAAGTCTGCATAGCCTACGGGTAATAGTTTGATACCTATCACCACTTTACCCGTTTGTAACACACGCTGTGTAGGGTCTATATCAATCTTTACTGCCGAAAGCTCGCCCTGCGATACCATTTGGCTTTGTAGAGTACTTTCAAGTTTGGTTTGCCAACTCTTGATAATAGCGGGGTGAATACTGCCATCCTTAGATAGTAACACCTCGTCGCTGAGTTCCTCTACTAGCACTCCATAGCTTAGGAGCATAGCTTTGTCCATTACAAGCCCATTGCTAAGGCTCTTAAAGTCATCAGTAGGCTTGGTAAGGGTATTATCGCCCGAAAAGTAGTATCCTGAACGCCCTACAAAGGTGCGAAAGAATATATACCCTTTGTCGTCAAGCGCGTCCCATTGGTCGGCTTTGCTGTCAATAGTCGTGCCGTCAGTGAAATAAGCTACTAAGGGCAATACATTGCCATCTTTCACGCGGTGAATTTTGCGCTGTACGGGTATTTTGGTTATTTTGCCTAAGAAAAGCCCTATAGAAGCATCTTTTTCCTTATCGTCATTCCCAATAAAACAAGCCACTTTGTTGAGTTCGTTTTCGGAGAAATTAGTAAGGTCGGCTACTTTGCCGTTCCAACTATTGCCCGATACGACTATCCTAAAAGGCATATACTTCTTTTCAAAGTGCTCGGCAAGGACTTGTCCTTTCACTACGGCTGTCTGCACATCGGCGTCTAAGCCTGCGGTGATAGTCTCGCTACCAGTTGCTTTTTTCACTACCCCAAGCACGCGGATAGTTCCTTTGGCATCAGCTATGAGAGCTGGAGCAAAGACACCATCTTTGTCAAGCATTGCCGTCATAGTAGTAGCATCCGATACGAGCATTACCCATAGGGGGGTACCCGTAGGGGCTTGGTCATAAAACGCTTTGATATGCTTGTAGGCAAAGGCGTTTTCAGTTTCTGAAATTCCCAAAGCTATGGCTTCTTTGAGCGAGA